TGTGTGGTAAACTATAAACTACTGAAGAAATTCGGTAAGAATATTTACGTTGAACCCATCGCACATGACGGTGGTACTGCAATCGGAGCTGCCTACCTTGCACATATGCTTTAGTGGATGTAGCATCACCTATGGTGATGAGTTAGATGATCTGAACGATAGATTTAGTAAGGTTGTAAGCGATAGATTAGGTGTACCTGAGGTAAACCTAAGTGATTGTGGTGTTAGTAATGATTATATTGTAAGGAGTATTATAGATTACTGTGAAAATAATGTTGTTGATTCTGTTGTGGCACAATTTACAGTAGAGAGTCGCATGGAATACTTTGCAAAGGATGGATCTTATAATAAGTTCTCAGTGCAAAGTAGTAAGAAGAACTCTGCTATGGGATGGTGGTATAGGTGTGTCTATAATAAGAAACATGGATGGGAGAACCTTGCTAAAAATATATGTCTGCTAGATTACTATTGTAAGTCTAAAGATATTAATCTCATTGCTATGTGGGCAGATCATTTTGGAGTGATGGAAAATGTATATTGGATACCAAATATAAAAGTCAATAGATTACATTGGGAGATCATAGGTAAAGATTTCTCTACAGTTTACAAAGCACCTAACGGTCATCCGAATAAGGAAGGACATGCTAAAATTGCTGACTGGTTGATGGATAATATATAATATGTTATAATCACAGCAAGACTTAGTAAGTTTATGCCAACGTATCCTGTAAAAAATCTGAAGTCAGGGGAGACTCAAGAACTCTTCATGACTATGAAAGAGTATGATGAATGGAGAAAAGACAACCCTGATTGGGATAAAGATTGGTCTAAAGGATCAGGAGGAGTAGTCAGTGGTACTGGAGATGTATACTCTAGAACTGATGGTGGTTGGAACGAGGTACTCACCAGAGTATCTAAGGTACCAGGTGCTAAAGTAAAACCACAAAAAACTACACACTTCTAACATGCCAGCAAGAAAAAAGAAGATGGCAACCAGTGTTGGTGCTGGTATGTCTACGAAGCAGATGAAGAGGAAGAAACCATATAATTCTGACATGATGGTGGATGTGCAACCAATCACAGACAACCAGAAAATAGCATTTGATTTCTATAACGAGGGTAAAAATTTATTCTTGTATGGTGCAGCAGGTACAGGTAAAACATTCATTACTTTATACCTAGCACTCAAGGAAGTACTAAGTCCTATGACACCTTACACTAGGGTTGTTGTAGTAAGATCATTAGTATCTACAAGAGAGATAGGTTTCTTACCTGGTGACCATGAAGATAAGTCTATGCTGTACCAGATTCCTTATAAGAATATGGTAAAGTATATGTTTGAGTTACCTACAGATGCTGAGTTTGAAATGTTATGGGGCAACCTAAAGACACAGGAGTCAGTCAAGTTCTGGAGTACATCTTTTATCCGTGGTACTACATTAGATGATGCTATTATCTTAGTAGATGAGTCACAAAACTTGAATTTTCACGAACTTGATAGTATAATAACAAGAGTTGGTGAGAACTCTAAGATAATGTTCTGTGGTGATGCAGCACAAACTGATCTTGTCAAAACAAATGAGAAGAATGGTATCTTAGATTTCCAAAAGATCATCACACGTATGCCTGAGTTTGATCAAGTTGAATTCAATGTCAATGACATTGTAAGATCTGGTTTGGTCAGGAGTTACATCACAAGTAAAATTGAATTAGGTATGTAATGTTTACTCATGTAGATTGTGATCTCCCTGCTCTGAGTAGGGAGACTGTTGACGGTGTAAGACTCTACAATGTTGAAGGGCAGAAGTTAGTTTCAATTACTTCTGTCACCTCTCATTTTAATAAAGAGATCTTTGTGAAGTGGAGGAAGAGAGTTGGTGATGAAGAAGCAAACAGAGTTACCAAGAGATCTACTACTCGTGGTACTAAGGTACACACACTCATAGAGAATCATCTGTTGAACAAGCAGGTAGATGCTGACACACCTGGTTCTAAGATGTTATTTCTACAGGCTAAAGATTCTTTAGCAAATATAAATAATATATACGCTCTCGAAAAAAGTCTTTATTCAACTGAGTTGGGAGTGGCAGGTACAGTAGATTGTATCGCAGAATATAATGGTGAGTTATCAATAATAGATTTCAAAACTGCTGCTAAACCTAAACCAAGAGATTGGATTGAGAATTATTTTGTGCAGGCTGCTGCTTATGCATGTATGTTCTATGAAAGGACAGGTATTCCTGTCAAGAAACTTGTCATACTTATGACATGTGAGAATGGAGAAGTGACAGTTTACGAAGAGTATGATAAAATGAAGTATATGAAACTACTTGTAAAGTACATTCAAAAATTTGTAGAGGACAAACTTAATGGCAACCAAGACCAAGACTAAGACTGAAATGAGAGCAGTGCTCAAGAAGAACTTTCTATGTCAGGACAAGTTTTCTAATGACATCGAGATGTTAGTCAAGGATAACAACGGCATGAATTATATTGAGGCTATCTGTCACTACTGTGAGCAGAATAGTATTGAGATTGAAAGTGTGTCTAAACTTATATCCAAACCAATAAAAGAAAAGTTAAAATGTAATGCTATTGACCTAAATTATTTGAAGAGGACATCTAAAGCAAAGTTTCTTATCTAATGTATGAAGATTGGATTGCATCTAAGGTAAACAGTGCTGACTATCTGAAGACAAGTTTGAAGGAACTGAAGTTGGCAAAGAAGGTCAACCAGTTGCAACCAGATAGGTTGAAGGAAATCTATCGTAAGGCTTCTGCTATAAGAAGACTTAGAGGATTTTGGATAACAAATTTCAAACAGACAACTGATGAAGAAGTTGCTGAACTAGAACGTGAGAGACCTACTACTAGGTTACTGAGTATACATGTCATCAATGGATGTAACCTTGCATGTAGAGCATGTAATCACAACAGTAGTCTGTTAGGTATTGATAGTAGAGTAGATATAGATCAACTGTTACAAGATATAGAAGTTATATTACCAAAGATATATGTGTGGAGTCACATTAGTGTGATAGGTGGTGAACCATTGCTGGAACCACGCACTAGAGAAGTGACAAAAAGAATATGGGAGTTGTGTCAGGAAACTAATCAACCATGTAATGTCAAGTTGTTTAGTAATGGATCTAAACTCAAGCAAGAGAAAGAATGGATAGTTGATGAGATGATGAAGGGTGTAGTGTTTAGATTGACATTCCATAAACCTTGGTATACAATAGAGGGGTCAAAGAACTATGAGAATGCCTATGATTTCATGGAGTACGCCAAGAGCAGAGGGTTAGATGTAAATGGTGGCACGTTTGAACTGAGTGAAGCATTCAGATATGATGACGGGTCACCTAGACAATGGTTTGATCTAGTCAAGTATGATTATTCAGGTGATAGTATAAAGTATTATCCATACGAAGATAAGAATCCTGTAGAAAGTTTCAAGCATTGTAGTTGCCCTAACTCACAGTTATACAACGGTCATCTATGGAAGTGTCCTATGATATCCTATCTTAGGGAGTCGTTAGCAGTGACAGGACAGTTAGAAGATCCAGAGTGGCAAAAGTATTTGGATTACAAACCTACTAGCATCATTGGTACAGAGAAAGAACTAAGAAAATCATTCAAAGAAGTTCTAGTTCCACATGATATTTGTAACATGTGTTCTGCTAATCCTAAATGGTTCACTGCAACTGAACAATTAGATCCTAAGAAAAAGAAAAATGTTGAGATGTTCCAACCGAAGACCTATGACACCGTTTGATACTTATAAACAATATCTTGCATTCAAAAATCATTTTACAAAAGAAAAGTATGACTACCATAAGTATGGTGGTGCATCTAGAGCAAAGGTAGAGTCATTTTATAAGAGAAAGGATAGGTATTTCTTTGAGAAGACATCGAGAAAGTATAAAGATGAGGAAGTATGTGATTTCTTTCTTGCTAACTTTGTGGCAACAGATAATCCTCAAGGTGTATGGATAGGAAACATTATAAAGACAGGTGAGGTAGTATATAAAGACTGGATGAAGAGACAGCAGAGTTTATTCTATAACTTCAAGCAAGACTCAGAAGATATGATGGATCAATATGATTATGATGAGTTCTTTGATGCATCTAAAGGTCACCCACCTATACTCAGGGAACATTTGGCAGGTAGGATAAGTGTAGAACAGATGTGTATCTATGAGAAACTATTTTCATACTGTAAAGATTATGATAGACAGTTAGATGATCCTGTATGGAAAACCGTAGGTCTAAAGATAAAGAAGTATATACCGTTTCTAAATATTGACAAGGACAAGTACCGCAATCATCTACTACAGAGGGTGAAAGAAAGATATGGGTAAGTTTTTTCAATCAGAAACTGTAAAGTCTGAGATGGAAGACATCTATGATATGCAGAAAGAACTCATGGATGTCATTATGAAGTTCCCTTACATGAGTGATGAGGCTAAGGTTTTACACATTGATACTGTCAAGGAGTTGTTAGAGAAGCAACAGATCATGTGGACTAGAGTTTCATTATCAGATGATCCTGAAGCATTAGCAATGAAAGAAAATATTAGGAAAGGATCTAAAGAGATGGGATTTGGTGATGCAGATATCAATATGATCTTTGCGAACATGAGGAACACATTGGATGCGGTACAACAAAGTCTCCGTCGTTAAATGGACTAGTGCTACTATAATACCTATTGCTATGGTATTTCATGTGATGGGATGGACTCCTTGGAATAGTATTTTACAGATGATAGGTGCTGCTGGATGGGTGTATGTTGGTACTAAAATGGGTGAACGTGCTATCATAATGAACTTCTTACCACAGTTCTTTATCATCATTCCTGGACTAATAATTTTATGGTTGACAACACCTAAATAGTGTTGTATACTATGTTTACGGTGAAAATCTAACACAATCCACCTAATACAACGAATATGTCATTCGCAAATCTAAAGAAGCAATCTCGCTTGGGCAGTCTTACTTCCAAACTGACTAACGAGATAGAAAAGATGAACAAAGGAAGCACAGGCGGTGCTGATGAGAGACTATGGAAATTGGAAGTAGATAAAGCAGGTAACGGTTATGCCGTTATCCGATTCCTACCTGCACCAAATGGTGAGGAACTACCTTGGGCGAAAGTATGGTCACATGCTTTTCAAGGACCAGGTGGTTGGTACATTGAGAACAGTCTGACTACCTTAGGTCAGAAAGATCCTGTCTCTGAGTACAATAGGTTGCTTTGGAACAGTGGGAACGATGCTGATAAAGATCTAGCAAGAAAGCAGAAGCGTAAACTATCATATATTTCAAACATATATGTGGTAAAGGATCCAACCAACCCTGAGAATGAAGGTAAGGTATTCTTATATAAGTTCGGTAAAAAGATCTTTGATAAGATTACTGCAGCAATGCAACCTGAGTTTGAGGATGAGGAAGCAATTGATCCATTTGATTTTTGGCAAGGTGCTAACTTCAAGTTGAAGGCAAAGAACGTAGCAGGTTATCGTAACTACGATTCATCTGAGTTCGCTGCTGTATCACCATTGCTTGACGATGATGA